CCTAAACTAATTGATAAAGATACAATGCAATTCTTGCAAGATAAAGTTTTAAATTGGTATCATGTTTCACTTGCTATACTAAGTGGGAAATACAATGATGAAGAATATCAAGCTTTTTATGAACAGGCTTTAGAGCCAATATTAACTAGATTAGGTCAAGCATTTTCTAAATGTATGTTTAGCCAACGTGAATTGGACGTTGGAAATGAGATTGTATTTTATCAAAAAGATATGATGTATTTAAGCACGAAATCTAAATTGGATTTATTAAATATAGCAGGTGCTCAAGGATTATTAACAGATGATCAAAAATTAGCAGTTTTAGGATATCCGCCTTTAGCAGATGGAACAGGAAACAGAAGGACAATAAGTCTTAACTATGTTGATACTAATATTGCTACACAATATCAATTAAATAATGCAAAAACTAAACAGGATGGAGGTAATGGCAATGCCTAAAGGTTTACCTATGAAAGGTGAAAAAGCAAAACGTAATTTTGTAATGGCAGACTTACGAGCGATTGAACCAAATGCAGATAATCAATCAACAATAAGTGGTCATGCAGCTGTATATGGGCAAATGACAAACATAGGTGGATGGTTCAATGAAATTATAGAACCAGGTGCTTTTAATGATACAGATTTTAGAGATGTAGTATTAAGTGTAAATCATGATTTAGATAAGATACCCCTTGCTAGAAGTAGAAATAATAATGCGAATTCTACATTACAGTTGCTAGTTGATCATATAGGACTAGCAGTAAGAGCAAACTTAGATATTGAAAATAATGCAGATGCAAAAAGCTTGTACAGTTCCATCAATAGAGGTGATATGGACGGTATGAGTTTTATTTTTTATGTAGAAGAGGAACGTTGGGAAGGGTTAGATACTAATACGCCAACAAGACACATTGAAAAAGTAAAAAAAGTAGTAGAAGTTTCCGTTGTGAGCTTTCCAGCTTATTGCGGTACTGATATAGCTTCATCAAGAGATAAAGAAGCACTGGATAGTGCTAAACTTGCATTGGAGAATGCAAGAACTCAAGGACTGGAGAGTTCAAATGATGAAGAAAAAAGACAGATAGAATTAGAAAGATTAAGGACAGAAACATTATTAAAATTTTAGGAGAGTGAATTAAATGAAAGATAAATTATTAAAACTATTTAATCAAAAAAATGCAAGAAAGCAAGAATTAGCAGCTAAAGCACAATCTACACAAGATATAGTAGAATTAAGAAGCATTAATAGTGAATTAGAGACATTGAACAGTGAAATAACTGAATTGGATGGAATGATTAGAGATATTGAAGCAGAGGAAGCAAGAAATGCGAATCCAGGAATAGAATCAGGGGTAGCATCAATGGACCCACCAGCAGGAACAGATATGGAAAGCAGGGGGAAAAATCCAGTGGGTGGATTAAATCCGATTGCTACGTATGGACAAAATTCAGAAGGTTTAGATCAAAGAGATAATTCTGAAGCTTTAAGAGTTAAATTTGAACAAAGAGGACAAGACTTAAAGGATAAGAAGAAAGTTAGTTTTGATGCTAGAAATGAATTGCCTATAACAAGATCTGTTGTTGTTTCAAGTGGTGCATTAGTTGTACCTAACCAATATAGTAATACTTTAAATGAAACATTTAATCAAGTTTCATCTGTAGTTGATTTAGTTAATGCGGTACCAATGACTGGTGGAGAAACTTATACAAAAGGATTTAAAAAACCAGTAACTGATTTACCTGATTATACACCAGAAGCTGCTACATATAAAAATGTTGATTCTGTTTGGGATAAAGTTACAATAGCTAAAACATATATTACTGATTATACTGAAATTTCTAAGCAAGCCATTAAACTTCCTAATATAGATTATCAGTCACAAATAGGGACAGGATTAAGAAATAGCTTAAGAAGAAAAATGGCTAGAGAAATTATGATAGGTGATGGTGCGGCCGGACATTTCACAGGTATATTTAATGCTCCTGAAAATGTAATTCCTAAAGAAAGTGATTTAGAAATTTCAAAAATAGATGCTGATACACTTGATTCTATTGTATTTAATTATGGTGGAGATGAAGATGTTGAAGGGACTGCATATTTAATTCTTAGTAAAAAAGACTTATCAGCTTTTGCAGCAATAAGAGCAACCGACGGAAAGAAATTATATAAGATTACTGTCAATGGAAACACTGGAACAATATCATCAGATGGTAGTTTTTCAGTAAATTATGTAATTAATAGTGCTTGTCCTGTTCTATCTAGTAATACAACAGCAGTAGATACTTATTGCATGGCATACGGTAACTTAAAAAATTATGAAATGCCAGTATTTTCAGATATAGACGTTGAAATGTCTACTGATTACAAATTCGGTGAAGGTATGGTTGCATATGCTGGAGATATCTATTCAGGTGGTAATGTGGCAGCATATAAAGGAATGTTAAGAATTAAAAAGAAAGGTACAGCAGTCTAATCTAAAATGGGGTTATATCCCCTTTTAGATTAATATATAGAAGGTGGTGGAATATTTGGCTACAAAAACAACTACTAAAGTTAAAGAAACAGAAGAATTCATTATATTTAAGGCTAATAAACCATTAACAGAAGAAGAATTTGGGTTGTTATCTGATTTAATAAAGTCAGAGAAAAAAAAGACTGGCCTTAAAATTGTTTTAATGCCTTATAGCTGTGATATTGGTGGTGATACTAATGAGTAATGAAGAGTTATTAGGAAAAGTTAAATTAGGTCTTAATGCGGATGATTCAGATGATAATGATAGTAATTTATTGATAAAAACCATAGGTGTTAAACAATACATGTTAAATAGTGGAGTATCTCAAGAGCAACTTGAAACAGATTTAGGTATAGTAACACTTACAATAGGTGTGAATGATGTATGGGATTTAACTCAGGGAGACTTGAAGTTTTCATCCCTATTTAATTGCATGGTAACGCAATTATCAATTAAAAGTTTAATAACTACTTAAAGCAGGTGTGAGTATGATTGAAAGATTAGATAAAAAAATAGCACTTTGGAGTAACAATGCAGAGTTTGAAAACGAAGTAGGCGAAAAAGATTACAAACCAGGAGTGATAAAAAGCATTTGGTCGAAAATAATACCTCAAACAGGAAGTCTACAAAAACAACAAGCAGATACAGTATTATCTAATGTCACACATAAAATTAAGGTAAGATATGCATCAGGTAAAGATATAACTCAAGATATGTGGTTTATATATAAAGGCAATAGATTTGATATTAAATATATACTTGATCCTTATTTTAGCAATCAGTTTCTAGAAATATTCTGTGAAGAAATTATAGGAGGATAGGAATTATATTATGAGTGAGGATGGATTTGACCTACATGAATTAACAGATTTTGAGAAGGATTTATTGAAAATTGCAAATGATATAATGCCAAAAGAATCTAAGAAATTTCTAAGAGACAGTGGAACTAAGCTAAAGAAAAAAACTTCATCAAAGGCTAAATCCAAAGTTAAAAAGGATAGTGGAAATTACTATAAATCTATAAAAAGAGGTAAAGTCTATAATTATAATGATTCATTAGCAATTAGATGCTATTCAGGTGATCCAAAAGCACATTTGCTTGAAAAAGGACATAGACAAGTTACAAAAAATGGAGAAGAAGTGGGTTGGGTAAATGGGTACCATGTTTTTGAAGAATCTGAAAAGGAATTTCAAGGCACTTATTATAATGATGCAGAGCAATTTACGAATAAAATAGTTGATTATATAAACGGAAAATAGGAGGTGGTTTTATAATTACATTGCCACAAATTATTAAAGCTATAAATAGAACTATAGAAGATGCTCTAATTGATACTGATTTTGGAGATGTTGGTTTAGTACCTTTTGATACTAAAGAAGTATTAAAAAAGGAAGCAGATGGATCTGTTACATCAATTTTAAGGCCATCAATTAAAGTTCAATTAGAAAAAGGAAAGTCAGGAAAATTCAATAGTTGTAATAAAGAAAGAAATCTTACAGTTAGGATTTATTTTTTTGCAAAAGATAGGTATAAGTACAAAATAGATAACTTAAAAATGCAAGATATTATTGAAAATGCTTTTCTTGAAGATATAAAAGTAACAGACACTTTTTATTTACCTATAGTAAGTGAAGATGGTGTGGAAAGTGAAGTTGTGGACACTGTGTTACAATGCTCGTTTGATTTATATTCGTTAGAAAATATTTATAATGATTCTGCATTAGAAGACATGACAGAATTAAATTTAAAATTAGAATAGGAGTGATAATATGGCTATAACAATGCCGAATGTTGACATAACATTTGAGCAGCTTGCGACATCTCTCATAGAAAGGTCAGAGAGAGGAATTGCAATTTTAATAATTAAGGATAAAACAACCAATGTACCAGATTACAAAGAGTATATTCAAATTGCAGAGTTAGAAGCAGATAAAGACAAATATACTACTGAAAATTACAACTATATAAAAGATGTATTAGGATTTGTAATAAATAAAGTGATTATTGTAAATGAAGACACCGTGACAGACTCTTTAACGAAAGTAGAAGATTATGCCAGTACGGGGTGGATTACTATTGCAGATGGAACACAAGAAGAATATAACACATTGGCAACTTGGGTGAAAAATAAAGTAGCTAATAAAAAAACTTTTAAGGCTGTTTGTTATAAAGCAACTGATCCAGATGATATGCATATAGTTAATCTTTATACTGATAAAATTACATTTGTTGATAGTAGAGGAGAAGTTACGGGAGAAAAATATTGTCCAAGCTTAATTGGAATATTAGCATCGTGTAATGTTACTAGAGGTTGTACTTATTATAAATGTACAAATTTAAAAAAAGTAACGGAGGTATCTGATAGAAATTCAGCGTTGCAAGCTGGTAGGTTTATTTTATTTAATGATGGTGACTATGTAAGAATTGCAAATGGAATAAATAGCATGACTACCACAGAAGGAAGCTCTTTAACTGAAGATATGAAATTTATAGAAAATGTTGAGGCTATGGATTTAATTGAAGATGATATCAGAAACACATTTAAAAATGACTATTTAGGCAATAAGAATAAATATGATAATCAAGTTTTATTCATATCAGCAGTAAATGGATATTTAAAAGGATTAGCAAAATCAAATATCTTAGACGACGAATATGATAATAAAACTGATGTAGATATTGAATCTCAAAGAGAGGCTTGGATTAAAGAAGAAAAAACAGAAGCGAAAACATGGACAGATGTACAGGTTAAAAGAAATACATTCAAAAGAAGTGTATTTTTAAAGGGACAAGTAAAAATTTTAGGAAGTATGGCAGATTTGAAATTTACTGTCAACTTATTTTAATTTAGGGGAGGTAAAGAATGGGAAATCAGGAGTTAGCAAATAAAATTCTTCATGGAAAAGATGGAGATGTATGGGTAAATAGTCAGTTACTAGCGAACTTATCGAAAATAGATACAAAAATTAAAGCCGATACCGAAGATGTGAATTTTTGTGGGGATGGTAAAACATATACAGTCTATAATGGGTACAGCGGTGAAGGAACACTAACTTGTAAGAAAGTGGATTCTACTTT